GCCGCAGTACAAGCAAGAGAGGCGCTCGCCACCTTGCAAGTCTCAATGCGCTCTTTCTTGTCCCGCAATTCTCGCGCTGGTTCCTTCGCGAGAGTGACAGAGGCCGAAATCATTGTTCGGTTGAGATCGGGGCATCCTGACCCAGGGACGATTCCGTGTTCATCCACCAAAAAGTGGTATCCTGTGAACTCGGTCACGGTGCCTGGTAGACGATGGTGGAGATTGGGCCTGTGGCCCAGGCGCACCCAGCGCTCGCTCATCTCCTTCATCTCGTCCTGAGTGAAGTGGTACGTCGTCATCACGTGCGAGTCGTCGCCTTCGCACTTGATCTTCACAGTACTCGTCTTGCCGTTGTAGAGCGGAACCGCCAAACAGCGGTCCTTCGTCATGAGGCAGCAGCTCTTCCCGCCGCAAAGTACCCACGACCAGCAAACCATGTTCGTCAAGAAGTTTAGGCAAGAGGTTCCGCGGTCGCCACTCCTGCGAATGGCGTCGATGTGGATGAACACTGGTTTGTTCATCGCTGCGCACTCAAGCTCTTCTTGTGTGACCTTTGGTTCTGGGTCGGTGTACCTCACCTTGGGCTGAAACCGCAGTGTGAGCTGCCTGGCCTTGTCCTTCCTCACACGGTGTTGGCTCCACTCGTTCTCCGCGATGACGATCGTGTCAATCGTCTTGATGATGCTCTCGATCACCGGCACTTCGATGAGGTTCCTTAGTTCGTGACGGCAGCATGCGTCCCATGCTGAACCGTCATTCTCCATGATGGCCACCTTGGCCTTCTCGATCCTCATGTGTGCCTCGTGAAGCTCCATTGCTTCGGCCTTTGATCCCTGTTTTATCGAGTTGTTGGTGAAGTGCGCAAACAACAGGCGTTCCAACGTGCCGATCACGAGCCATGACTTTATCTGGCCACCGTCCCCATCCGCAATGAGGAGCCTAGGTGGCTTGCCATGCGGCATGGGTTCTAGTTTGATCGAGCACGTGAATTGCATGCCTGGTGAATAGCGCTCGTGCAACTGTTGTAAGCCGTTCTCGACGCGGACTCTACTCCATTTCTTGCTCTTGAGGTCACCAAAGAGTATAGAGCCTACCACCTTCCTGACCCTCTTCTCGCCGAAGGCCTGAGTGATAAGAGCATTCACCATCTTGCGAATCTCTTTCTTCTCCTCATCGGTGGCAGTGAACTCCACTTTCTTGGTTGTAATCCTCCCCTCAATTGCGTCCTCGACGTTTGCGAGGGTATTCGAGTAGTACTTCTTGTCCGCGATACCTGGCAAAATCCTCACGCCAACAGGCGCACTGGTGCCATTGAGCGGCGAATCGGTCGAATGCACTTCGCGCGGATCGCTTACCGTGATAAGCGTTGCACACGCTTCCTCTGTATCCGGTGCAATAGCTGCAGCCATCGTACCAGCCACGCTTGGTGCCGCAGCAGACGAGGGCTGGACCTCTGGGGTCGCCTGCGCCTGAGGGTCTGGGACCGACGAACT